TAGATGTTACTGATGTATGTAAGCTTACGCTTCTGCTTACGAGCAGTTTCTTTACCAGCATCTGTGCCGTTGTTCCAGAGTTGTGTATTGAACTCTGATACAGGATCTTTCTGTCCTAATGTAGTCAAAGAGTTTTCAATATACCATCCACCAGTACCTTGAAAGGCATGAGAATATAGTTTTACAAACGGTAGATCCTCACCGTTAGGAGCAGGTAGGAAACGAATAACGGCATATCCATTACCGCTTTTGTCTACATCCAGTTTCCATAGGCGTTCATCTGAACCGCCATTAGTGTTGAGTTTCTCAACTTCCTTTACCAGTTTAGCGGTAAGAGAGCCAAGTTTAGATTGCTTTTTAAGATTAGCAAACGACATTTAGTTACCTCGGATTAAGTTAGATTTAATTGGATTGGTTTTATTATAACAAAGATTTAGATATTAGTCAACATACTGTCTCAGTTTTTCAATTGTCTGAGTCATGCCACTGAATAGTACATGTATATCAGTGCCTGGTGGGAAACCCATAACCTCTACTGATTGCTGTAACTGTTCCTTTAATTTTTTCGCTTCGTCATCCTCTGAAAGAGACAGTCGTGTGTACATCACACGTTGTCTTTCTAATAGTTCACTTAGTTTTTCAATGTGTTCTTTCTTATCTTCATGGGAAAGATTAGGAAATTCATACAAATCTCCATAGACAAATTCTTGTAGTTTATTAATTTCACGTAACTCATCTTGTACTATTTCAGAATCAAAAAAATCAGTCATTGATCATCTCTCTTAGAATTTTTTTATAAGGGAACACATTAATATTTATGAAGGGAGTATACTTCTTTATCTTCAAACTTACGGTTTCCCATACAGGATCCTTTAGTTTTTTATCAAAGTTTTTTACGAAAGAAAAGACTTTTTCCAGTATCATAAACGTTTCTAAACTTATCTCTCCACCCAGATACTTTTTTAGAACTATTGGATGCTTGTTGTTTGAGCAATCGAATACTTCGTTCAATTTTTTGTTGGACAGTAATTCGTTTGACTGTTCTTTGAATAAGTAAGTCAAACTCTGTTGACGTTTCATCCATTCTGCGTAAGTTCTTTCGCCAGAATTTATTATTTCTCCAATCCATAGGTTTTCTGGGTTGTTTGCTGATACAAAATTAGATAATAAAAAATTTAATACTTCTTTGTCAGAGTATTTTCTAGAAGTTTTCTCGAACCAATACTTATCCTTTCGTTTATTAAAGGATGCCATAGTAGCACGAGACTTACCACCATACTTAAAAAAGTCATACTTACGATTAGTAAAATGACTTTTCATTGAGAGATAAGTTTGATAGGTTTCGAACGGTGTCACCTTCATTAAATAGGAAGTTTCGCCCTCGAAGTTCTCTTCATAAAGTTAAGACGGGTAGCATCCCACTTCAATCTTTCCTTCAAAGGTTTTGATATAAGTTTCGTTATTGATTCTACCTCAAGACTGTTCTTTTCGCAATAGTGTAAGATGGCATCAATGTAATTGAGTTCATCATTAGCAACAATCTTTTCGATTTCCATAGCAAATTTCTGAGGAGTTAAAAACTTACTCTCTATTGCTTGTTCTAATTCTTTAGTCGGTTCCATAGAGCTCCAGTTTATCTCCAACAAATTTCCTAATGTATTCACTAAGGAGTTTGATGTATTTTGCTTTGTCGTTTTCTTCATAGACTACGCATTCTCCGTTTTCACATGCCATTATAATGACTAATTTTTTAATGGGAATGTTCTTCATTTCATATAGCATACAACCATATGCCATTGCTTGAACAAAATAGTGTTCAATCCACTCCCGTGGTTTAGGTTTCTTAGATGTCTTAAAATCTATTATCGCTAACTCGCCATCATATTCTGCAATACAATCAACGGTTCCAGCAACTCCCAATTGCCTACTATATAGCGGTCCTTCCAGAGCGTATATATTATTTATCAGGTTTAATTTTGGTTTAGCAATCTTAAATAACATATCAGAAATAGGTGGAACTTTAGGTAGTTCCTCATCATTCTTTAAGTAATGTTCAGTAAGAGTATGCATGTCAGTCCCACGGGTTGTTGCCGCTTTCGTGATTTTATCTGCTGTCTCATTACCTACTCTCTTTCTCCAGTTAATAAAGATTTCTTTATTAAAGTGACTTGTTACCGAAGTAATAGACACCATCTTAATAAGTTCTTCTTCATTAGGAATTTTATAGTACCTGACTCCATCTATGTGCTCTCTTTCAAGAGGTTTTAGATCCAAATCAATGTGCTTAAAGTTCATGCCAGACAACTGAGTTCCTTTCATAATATTCTTGGTTGGGTTCTTCAATGTAGTAATAAAGTGCTAAAGAATATCTTTCAATTCCTTCTGGTGTTTTTAAGGGAACGGGATGTCCATGAACTGATTTGTCAGACAGGGTAAAGATAACTGCTCTGTTAAAGATAGGATATATCTTATCAGTTAGTTTCTTATTGTCCAAATCCCATAACTCTAATGCACCTTCCCATTCTTCCTCCCATTGAGGATTAAGATAGAGAAGAAGATTAAGAACTCTAAAACGTTTTGTCTCAGAATGAATGTTAAAGTCAACATGTAATGATAACTTACCACCCGTTCTTATCTTATGTGCTCCACCACCTGAGAAACCTGGGTCTCCCATCAACCCTTTGATACCAGTTAATTCCTCAAGATATGAAAGAAATAACTTAGAGTTAAAATACTGAATAGTATTATGAACTGTGGGAACTTGGTACTTAAGTTGTTCTGTACTCTGAGCATCCCAAGGAGTAAACCACTTACTCACTTGATGTGCTGCCATGTATGCATTATTAGAATCTTCAGTCTGCCAATAGTCTGTAGATTTTAATTCATTAAAGCACTGCATTGCAGCAGCAGGATTAATAAAGTTATCTAAAACTATATGAGGGAAGGGTTTAGACTTTAAGTAATTAAAGTTTAACTTCTTTCCCTGATCATAATCACTAAAGATTTGCATATTATAAACCAGAGTCTAGCTTAGCAATAATGTATTCTTTGACTAGTCCTGAACGAACTATGTCATCAACACTAAACTCTATTATATCAAAGGATGGCATTTTACGCAAGATGTTCATGAAGTCTACGATACCATTACGATCATTTGTTTTCTGCAAGTCTGTCTGACTAGCATCACCACAGAACATTATCTTACTATTCTCTCCAACCCTTGTCATTATACTATCAAGTTCATGGAAGTTTAAATTCTGGAACTCATCAACAATAACAATAGCATTGTCAAGAGTAGTACCTCTTAAGAATGAAGTACTCCAAAACTTAATTGTATCCTGTGACTTAAGATTTCCATATAACATTTCAAAGTCTGCATCAGATGGCATCTGAAACATGTACTTTACCATGTGCTTATAAGGCACCTGATATATGTCAGACTTATCCTCATAATCACCAGGAAGAAATCCTATTTCCCTAGTAGCAACTAGTGAACGTACAATATAGATTCTTTCATAAGGTGTATGATCATCCAATACATCCTTAAGTGCATTATATAAGGTAACAAAAGTTTTACCTGTACCTGCTGCACCATAAGCAACAAGATGTTTATCTGCTTTATAAGAATCAAATAAAACTTTTTGATTGTCAGTTATTGGTTCAATATCAAGAAGATAACCTGCACTAAGAGGTTTCTTTCTCCTCCTTTGTTTAGTAGTCAATCCAACCCCAATAGGTTGTTCTACTTTCTTTTTTCTTGGCATTAGATTTTCTTAACCGTAGCTCCTGGTTGTCTTGATGCTCTGTCTAATACTTCATTCCATCCAGGTTTAGATTTGACTAACTTATCTTTCCATTCTCCTACTTCTCCTACGCCAGGACATGTACTTGGATCTGAAAAGTCTCTACTCCAATCTGGATTATCTTCTTTCCATTTATCCCAAGCATGAACACTCATTATAACTTCTTTCGTTTCACCAGTTTCTTTGTTTCTAACAGGATATGTTGCCATAATAATTAAATAATGTAAAGATATTTATAGCCACTCAAGGGCTTCTGAGACTGCAGGGAACTGTTCGGTAAACACTTTCCTACATGCTTCTGCAATTACCATATGCTCTTTCTGAGTACCATGTGCAGAACGTAAATTGATATAGTGTATCCATGAACGACATGAACCAGTCATGTATATTCTAGTAGGAGTACAAAGTGGTAATACCATTCTAGCACACTCTTTAGCAACACCATCCTCAAGCATCTGATTATAAAGTGCCAGAGAAGAACTAAACAATGTATCCATCTGCTTGTTTAATGTCTCCACCATCTTAGCATCTAAATCATCAGTCGAGTTCTGACGATTCTTTGTATCCTGTCTTCTCAGTTCTGGTAATGGAATGTCACCAAGTGCTGTACTAGCAGCATACCTTTGAGAGAACTCTTGGAAAGTAAAACTTCTATGTCTTAATATCTGTGCAGCAATAGCACGAGTAGTCTCTATCTCTAATGACATAGAGGATTGTTCAAAGACACTCCAATGATTATGCTTGATACAATACTTTAATAGTCCTGCATACTTTTCATTATCCTGATTAGCAGGGTTAGATACACGGGCAATATAACCCATAGTCTTTTCTGCATCGGGAGTAATGCTAACAAGTTTTACATTCATTTTCCAAATCCTTTTGATACTTTTGACTGGGCAAGTTCTTCTTTAAGTACTCTAAGTTGTGACTTAATACTTTTAATTTCCTCATCATTATACAGATGATCTTGCTTGAGTAATCTCTCAAGCATTTTAATAAGTCTTTTTGCTCTATTAGTCTGCATAGCCATCGTCATCATCATAAAGTTCATCATAATCCGTTACTGGATTTTTAAATGCATCAGAATGTTTATATGCATCAACATCAGAATACACTTCTGCCTTAAGAGCATCAACTAATAATTCCATGTTACGAACTATTAGTTTTAGTTTGTCCCTTTGTGGTTCCATCTAATTATTTCTTTCATATAATTATACAATAAAAAAGAGGGTTTTGCAACCCTCTCTTAAACTCAACTGCAAGGTATTGCCTTGCTTCTAACCTTGATTCCACGATACATTAAATCATGGTTTCTGGTTTGAGTGTGCTCATCTATGAGCATCTTTCTGTACTCGTCAGTGTCGTACTCGACACCACGGTAAGTAACTTGTGCCATTGGCTTACTCCAAAGTAGTAGGGATTTTACCCCGTTCCTTCAGTCGGCTTTTGCGTCCTCAAAGCATCCCTTCTCAGTTGCCTCTTGTATTACCTTGACTAACTCTTCTCTGTTAGGAGTTGAGGGTTTGATGTCATCAATAATACTCTTGGCACTTTCACATGATAATAATGTAGCGAGAAGTAATTCCATAAGGATGAACGATTCCGTTCCGAGTCGGCTTACTTGCGACCTGAGTGTATCAGGTTGAACGTTTGTGTTAATACTAACACATGTATAGTATATAGTCAAGTAGAGATATAAATTTGTTACAAAACTCTACAGACTAAAAAAATATGGGGAATTTTTTTCCGATATATTTGAAACTACTTTCGCTTTTTCCCCTTGGGTTTAGGTGCTGAGTATCCCCAGAGGTTTGGTTTAACACCACCATTACCATAATTAATACTCTTCAAACCACCTTTAAACTTATCCCAGTACATATCAAATAGAGTTACTTTTGAACCTCTTGTCAAATCATAATGAACTTTATCTTCATGTAAGTACTGTACAATATATGCATCAGTAGGTGCTTTTTTTGTATTAACATCCTCCAAAGAACCATTCTCTACAATAATTTCAGAACCATACTTCTCTTTCAAAGTATCCTTTTCTTCCTTAGTCCAAATAGATGTTTTCTTTTCTGGTGGTTTCTTTAACTCCTTCTCTTCTGTTGCAGTAGTCATTCCGTACCTTCCTTTTCCTTTTTAATAAACTCATCCATTCGTTCTATTATATCCTGAGCATCAATAAGATTATCAATGTCTGCTAAAAAATTAGCAATATGTTTTGCTACGTATGGTTTCTCACCTCGTGCTGCAAATGCTAATGCATCTCTCAAATGTTCTTGAGATGCTCTAAGTGATTCTTCTACTGGTCTTGATAATGTCATGCCTTATCTCTCCATACAATGTCAGGGTATGCTTCTTCTATAATCTCTCTTGTAATCTTATACTTTTCTGTTAATCTTTTATCTTTTACAAGAACAAGTATCTCTGCCTCCAATGGATGAAGTCCCTGAAGAATATTAATATACATAGACTCTCTACGCATATTATTCATAGCATCATTACCACCTTTGACAAAGTGATAGAAGTTCTTACACTCTCTTCTGATAGTAGTTCTACCTTGTTGATCTGATACACCCATAGAGAATGAACCAGTATCATACATCGAACGAATGTCTTCCTTTATCTTAGTAGAAAGACTACCACTGTATGAATTCTGATCATCATATGATTGATAAGGAACATCACCATCAGGAAGAACAGATTCAATTACTTCATCAAAGTTCCATAAAAATATAGTTCGTAGATGAAACTCATCATACTTCTTTAAAACTTCAATCTTCTTTGCCTTTGTCTTTTGTTTTGATACAAGGTCTAGTACTTCAAATACAAAAGGTTTTCTTGGAAGATTAGGAAGAGGAGCAGCTGCCTTAACTACTCTCGGTTTCCTAGTCGTTGTCTTCTTCTTCGTCGTTGTCATAATTGCTTTCAAATCTAAATGCTACAATTTCATCGGGGACTAAATTTCCATTGATGTCAAACATCTCTGGGTGTGGACGTGGTATCTCTCGATAGTTCATCATGTAGTCTCTTGCTACCCATCCTATTAATCC